AAGACATTGTCGGATTTCGACATGAACGAGGTGGCGGGCATCATGAACCGCGCCCCGGTCACTGACGAGGTGATCCGGCATTGGAGCGAGAAAGCCAGCGACCGGCCCACGGTCGTCTTCTGCTCCACCGTCGCTCATGCCGAGAACGTCGCTGCGGCGTTCAACGATGCAGACATCGCGGCGGCTGTCATCCATGGCGACTTGGACGGGGCAACTCGGCGCAGGATCCTTGCCGCCTACGCGTCAGGTGAGATCCGCGTGATCGTCAACGTTTCGGTTTTGACGGAGGGCTGGGACCATCCGCCGACCTCCTGTGTCGTGCTGCTTAGACCGAGCTCTTACAAATCCACAATGATCCAGATGATAGGCCGCGGTCTGCGCACCGTCGATCCGGAAGAATACCCGGGCGTCGTCAAGACAGACTGCATCGTGCTGGATTTTGGGACGTCGAGCCTGACCCACGGCACGCTGGAACAGGACGTAGACCTGAACGGCCGCGAACCGGTGCCCGGGCCAGCCCCAAGCAAGATTTGCCCTGAATGCGAGACGGAGATCCCGATCGCTGTCATCGAATGCCCGTTCTGCGGCGCCGACCTGTCGCGGGAGGGTTCCGCACCGATCGACAGTTTCATCATGTCCGAGATCGACCTGCTGAAACGCTCCAGTTTCGCATGGGTTGACCTCTTCGGCGACGATGCGGCCCTGATGGCCAACGGGTTCAACGCATGGGGGGGGATATTCTTGCTCGAGGGCCGTTGGCACGCTGTCGGCGGCGGCAAAGGTCAGGCGTCCCGGCTGCTTGGTGTGGGCGAACGTGCGGTTTGTCTCGCGCAGGCCGATGACTGGCTGAACACCCATGAAACGGACGAGAGCGCATTCAAATCGAAGGGATGGCTGAAACAGGCCGCGACCGAAAAGCAGCTGCAATACCTGCCGACGGAATTTCGCTCGGACTATGGCCTCACCCGGTATCGCGCCTCGGCGCTGATGACCTTCAAATTCAACAAGCGCGAGATCCGACAGTTGGTCGGCCGGGCTACTCCGTCCCTCGGTAGGGCCGCGTGAGCCATGTCGCGCAAATCCCATCCCCGGCCGAACCGGCTTCGGATTGCCCGGGCTTTGACCGCCTCTGGCATCCGCGCGGCACGCTCTGCGCAGTCTGCATGTCCCGCACCCGTGGCTTCGGCTGGTTCGATCCGCACCGGCCACGCGGCAAACGCACATATCGCTGGTTCTGCTCAATGGGCTGCCAGGCGGCTTTCACACTCAAAGCTCGGAAAGGATTGAGCATGGCCGATTTTAATGAAGAGGAAACGCAGGCGCTGCCTGCCGTGATGCGCGCGCTCGCCCCGGAGATGGAGCGTATCGGTTGGGACCGGCCGCTGGCCCAACTGACGCAGAACGACATGCACAGATTGATTATCATCACAATCGAGGCGTTCCGCGCCAAGATGGCGGAGATTGCGCTCGAAGATGAGATCCCGTTCTGATGCTGGATTTCAACCCGCGTCCCTCCATGGCCGAGCGGATCAACGAACTGATCGACGCCGCTCTCATTGCCGAGCGCGAGGCCACGCCGCCCAGGACCTATCTCGGCGCATCCCGCTTGGGTCATGCTTGCGAACGCGCGCTTCAGTTCGAGTTCGCCGGTGCGCCCAAGGATGAGGGTGCCGACTTCGGCGGGCAGACGCTGCGGATCTTCGCGATTGGTCATCAACTCGAGGATCTGGCGATCCGCTGGCTGCGCGCAGCCGGGATCGATCTGGTCACCCAAAGACGCGATGGCGGCCAGTTTGGCTTCTCCGTCGCGGGCGGTCGCATCAGGGGCCATGTCGACGGTATTATTGCTGACGCACCGGCGGCGCTTGGTCTGCGCACCCCCGCGCTCTGGGAGTGCAAGACCATGAACGCGAAGAACTGGCGGGCCTGCTTCAAGGACGGGGTGACTGTCTCGAAGCCCGTCTATGCCGCGCAGATCGCGATCTACCAGGCCTATATGGAACCTTCGGTGCCGGGGATATCGACAACTCCTGCGCTGTTCACCGCGATCAACAAGGACACGGCCGAGCTGCACCATGAGCTCGTCCCCTTCGAGGCCGATCTCGCGCAGCGCATGTCCGACCGCGCCGTGAGGATCCTGCAGGCCACAGATGCAGGTGATCTGCTGCCCCGCATCGCCGCCAACCGCGATTTCTACGAATGCCGTTTCTGCGCTCATGCAGAGCGGTGTTGGGGGCTGACTGTATGACCGACGAGCCCACCGATCCATCAGATCCCGACCAGGACACACCCATGCGCGACGACACAACGCCAGATATGCCCAAGGAGAACATCGTGCATTTCAATCCGTGGCGCGATTTCAACGACGCGGCCCCGCAGATCGACGTCTTCGGCGACGAGCCTGATCCGGAGCAGATCGCCCAGTTCATGCAGGTCGTCTTCGGCTACTGCGACGGGCTGATCCCGGTCCGCAGTTTCATCGACAAAGGTCAGGGCATCGATGGTCGCCCGCACAACATCTGGCTGGAGGCGGATCAGGCCGCCCCCGATAAAATGGCGACCTTCGCCACATGGGCGTCGCGGGAGGGCGCAGCGGTCTATGTGATCCCCGGCACCGTGGCCGCGCCCGGGCAAGCCAAGGCCGCCGAGATCCTGCAGATGCAGACCGTCGTGGTCGATCTCGACACCGGCGATATCGCTGCCAAGCGCGCCCATCTTGAACGTCACCTTGGGTCGCCGACCATGGTAGTGGAAAGCGGCGGTGTGACACCGGAGGGCCAGCGGAAAGCCCATGTCTGGTGGGCGCTGACCGAGCCTGCCGAGGGCGATGACATTCGACGTGTCTGCCGCCTGCGCGGTGACATTGCGGCCAAGGTGGGCGGCGATATGCATTTCCGCTCGGCCCACCAGCCGATCCGGGTGGCAGGCTCCGTTTACTACAAGAACAGCCTCAAGACGCAGGTGCGGATTGTCGAATTGAACGCCGACCGCGAGCGCGATCTGGCCGAATTCATCGAGGCTGTGACCGACATGCCACCTGCGCCGGGCGTGTCCCTGCAGCCCGAATTCACCCACCCCGACAAACCTGCCATGGACGATGTGCTGGTGACCCCGGTGCGCGAGGGGGCGCAGGACGATTGGTCCCGCTTCGAGGGCGCGTCGGCTGCGATCGGCCACTTCATCCGCATGGTCCACGAGGGCCGGATGACGAAAGACGAGGGCTGGGAAGGCATCTGCGGCTACAACGCCGCGATGCTGCGCCCGCAATGGCCGGTTGAACGGCTCAAGCGCGAGTCCGAGCGGCTCTGGAACCGGCATGTCGAGAAATACGGACCGCCCCTGATCCGGCTGACCAATGGTGCACCGGGGCCGGAGGACATGCCTGCCTTCACGCTCGGCGCGCTTCTGGATGACCAGGGCCCCATGCAGGAGGACATCATCGCGCCGCGTGTCCTGACGCCGGGTGGGTTGCTGGTGCTGGGCGGCGCACCGAAGGTGGGCAAGAGCGACCTGGTGATCTCCTGGCTCGTGCACATGGCCGCTGGCGTGCCGTTTCTCGGCTTCACGCCGCCACGGCCCTTGCGGGTCTTCTACCTGCAAGCCGAGATCCAGTATCACTATCTGCGCGAGCGGCTGAAGCAGATCGCGCTGCCGCCAGAGGTGCTAGCCGCCGCACGCGAGACCTTCGTTGCCACCCCGAAACTGAAAATGCTGCTCGACAACGAGGGCAGCGTCCGCGTGGCACGTGCTGTCCAGACGGTGTTCCCCGATGCACCGCCCGACATTCTTTGCGTCGATCCGATCCGAAACCTCTTTGACGGCGGGCCCGATGGCGGTGGCGAAAACGACAACACCGCCATGATGTTTTTCCTGAAGGAACGGGTCGAGGTCCTGCGTGACCATATCGATACCGACTGCGGGGTCATCCTTATCCACCACACCAAGAAGCTCAGCAAGCAGCAGGTAAAGGACGACCCCTTCCTCGCGCTCTCCGGCGCCAGCGCTCTGCGCGGCTTCTATACCTCTGGCCTGATCCTGCATCGGCCCGACGAGGATTGTTCGCAACGAAAATTGGAGATCGAGCTGCGCAATGGCCCCGCGCTGCCGCCAAAGGTGATCGACAAGGTCGGCGGCCAATGGGTCGAGATCAACCCGATGAACGAGCGGTTGGTTCGCCAGGAAGTTGGCGCGAAGCATGATGCCGAGCGGGATCGCAAACGCGATGTCATTGTCGGCATTTTGTTCGAAGAAGCAGCTGAGGGCCGTCTGTATACGACAATGCAGTTCGCCGAAAAGTTCGAAAACAAGGGCGGTCTGGGTAGCAAATACAGGATCAGGGAACGCCTGAGTGTCCTCGCCACGAAAGGTTTCGTGAAGT